AAATTTTTTTGAAGATTTGCAAGCTTTTTTCTTTGTGCCGATATTCTTCTAAATCTTTTAGCCGTTTCAAGTAAACCTCTGGCAAAAGAGCCTATTCCGGCAGCACCTGCTTGCTGTGATGCCAATCCTAAAGACTCTACAGTAACTTCCGGAATTTTTAAACTAGAAGAAGATAAAGAACTACCGCCAATAGTAATGTCACCGTAGTCGTCCTGCTCAATTTGTGTCTCTTTTAACTTTTCACGAATTTCTTTTTGCAAATCTTCTGAGTTTTCTTCTATGCCTGTAGCAACGTCAACAGCTTGTCTAACTCCCGTAGGTCGGTCAAAAAGTCTTGAAGGAGAACTCATGCCAGCCATAGCAAGCCTTGAGTAGACTCGATTAAAATACTTAACAAGCTGACTAGACCAATCAGGCCGTGCAGTAATATCCGGATCTAGTTCCATAGCAGGTCCGACAAGCATTGAAAGTGCTTGATCTTTTGACAAACCGTAGTTAAGACCTAAAAGAGCTCCTCTGTTTTGTCTTTTTTCTTCTCCACCTTGATACATCAATTGTTTCTGTACTTCAGGGTCTTCTTCAGAAACCGGAGAAAAAAGTATTTGTCTTGCTAATGGATTATCGACTGTTTCCCTAGCCTGAGCAGTCATTGTGTCATAGTCCCAGCCTTCTCTAGCAGACCACGCTTTTTTACCAGCGTCTGTAGAAAAATCAGGTTTTACAATATCGTCTACTCTAAAAAGCTTTTCTCCTATTTGAATAATATCCCCTTTAGAATAACCAGTGGGCACTCTTGTAGTTGCTGTTCTTCTACCTGAAAGAACTAAATCTCTTGTACTAACTCCTCTAGGAAATAAACCGCGCAAATCTTCTCTTAAAGACTGATTAGGCATAAAATAGTTCATCGCTATTTGCTTAGGAGTCATTTGATAAGTTGGGTCTTCTTCTAAAATATACTCTAATGCGTCTATCTGCTGCGTTGTTTGAAGACTTTGAGCTTGAAAGCTTTTATCCTGTAAAAGTGCTGGTGATTCTACAGCATCTTTAATTAATTTTCTTCTTTCATTTTTAAGTCTATCTATTTCACCACGTACAATTTTTTCTGCGGTTAGTACTCTCGGTGATTTTTCTTCACCAAAAACGTTAGCAGTATACGAGTCTACAAAACTTTGAAACTCTTCAGGATTTTCTAAAGTATCACCACTCATGTAATGAGCAAGCATAGCAGCCATCAAACCACGCGCTATTGTTCTAGAGGCGTCTGGTGATTTCTTAACACCGAGTGGCATACCTGTATCAAAAGGCGTGATTCGACCTTCAAGAGTACGCATACTACCTAATTGATTTGCAGCTCTAATTGCAATATTTTTATTCTTTGCTAAAGTGGCAGGAACTTGAACTCCGTTTAAATCCATAAATTTACCGGACTCAATATCGTCTTGCACTGAATCTACGATTGCTTGCATCATACCTTTAATAACAAAATCTCTGCCATCTTGCAAAAGACTACCTAAACTTGAATGAGATTCGTACGAAACATCAGAAGTAGTCATACCGCTAGCGGCGTCAGTAACGGCAATCATTGAGTTGTTTAAACTTCGAGCAATTGCGGCACGCTGGCTTTGCTCTTTATAAACACTGCCGGGAAGAGCGTATCTTCTTCGCGCTTGTTGTTGACCGCTATCGGTTCTAAGACCAGTTACGTCGTCGTCTTCGCCAGTACCAAAGACCTCTCTATTCGAAATAACAGCCAAGTCTCCATAAGCACCGGGCATTCTTACAAGTATTTTTCTTTTAGGAGAAGGAGCTGCTTGACGCACCGGTCTCTGTGTTTTATTCCCCCAACCCATGCTTTTAGCATACTCGTCAAAACTTTCTGCGCTAATTCCTCGTTTATCAAAAATGTTATATAATTCTTCTTGAAACAAGTCCGCATTGGGGTTAGCACGCATTGTAGTAGCGTGTCGTTTAAATCGTTGCACAAGACTACTCATTATCTGTTTAGTAACATCTGGATTATCTACTAAGTTAGGTAAGTTTGCAATAAAAGATTTTGCGTCAGCAACGGCTTTTTCTACTCCACTGGCACCGCCTATACCGCCTACAGTATCAGCAACGTACTCAGCTTTTTCACCTACGTTAATAATTGCTTGAGCAAATGCGGACATGTATTTAAGGTCACTTTGTTTATTGGCTCGATACGTTCCTAAACGACGAGCTGCTCGCTCTCGGCGGTATTCTCGACTAGACGGATGCACTGGATTTTCGTAATCGTACTTTCCTGAATAGTCTATTACTGGATTTTTTACACCTTGGTAAGCTTGAATAATCTCTGCAGCTGAGTACACATCATCGGTTTTTCTGGCAAACGGAATTTCTTGTAATTTTATATTTTGAGAAATTCTATTAGCGTTTTCGTTAAGCTCCGTTACTCGAGCAACTACTTGTTTGCTTTGGTTTGGGGTTTTTATTGTGTTTGCTTGATCGACCACTACCGTATCAGAATAACGCGCAGCACTTGTTTTTAAATTAGAAGTGCTTGCAAGTACAGCAGATCGAAGTCCGTCTATTGATTGTTTAAGCTGAAGTAAAAATGATTCGTTTGTTTCTGAAGAAGCCGTAACAGCTAATTGTCTAGCCTCTTCTGCTTTTATTTGAATTCTTCCGTACTCGGCTCTAACACCTCTAGCCGCGTTATACCTGCTAAACGAAGTATCGGGTAAATCTGTTTCAGTTTGTTCTACTCTACTTAAGGACTGCTCGGCTTTTTTCGCTAAGTCATCAATCTGTTGTAAGCTATCCTGTATATCTTGTAAATATCTTAACCTTGTGTTATCCATACTCACCTACATAAACATTTTAAATATTTCTGCTTCTTGTTCCATATCCTTTTTCTCCTTAGCTTCGATTTTCTGAAGCTTTCGTTTAATACTGGCCTCTACTGATCTCGTCTTAGCAGATATAAGTACGGCTAAATCAGTGTATGTTAGCCTACCGAGTCTCTTAGCATTAACCGCGCTAATCTCGGTAGGAAGTAAAAAGTGCTCAACCCACATAGCCAATTCTTCTTTAGAAGAATCGGCTAGTGCTTTTGTGTGGTGTATTCCGTTAGTCCTGCTCAGGCTCTGTGTCAGGGTCCTTGAGCTCTCTATCCTTTTGTAGTTTCTCGACGTACTTGTCGAACATGTCTTTGCTAATTTTTCCAAGCGTCCAAATATTTTCTGCGATTTCACGAATCACCTCACCATTAGCGTCTAAAAGTTTTCGAGCTTGAATTGGATTAAGCTTCGGACGAACTACACCTTCTGCAATAGTATTGACGGTAAACTCAAGGTTATCGACGTCACCGTTCTTTTGAGAAAGCTGGTTAATCTTTTCCATCTGAGCAAACGTCAGTGCTCTAATTCGAATTCGTTTGTTAAGTCCGCGAATTGTTAAATCAACTTCTAAAATAGAATCATCGCTAAGAAGGTCATCAACACTATCATAATATTCACCTTGACCAAAGGCGTAATCAACCATAAGTAAAACTCCTTTACGTGTATTGGGGTAACAAAAATAAACCCCTCTATAGTATACCACAAAAGAGGTAATATTATAGAGGGGTTGCAGTTAGTTAAAACTAATAATCGCCGGACTCGGCATCGGTAACAGTGAACCCACCGTTGTCCATAAAGTCGAATGAGATTGTAACCTGATCGTTGGCAGCGTTAGTAAGCTGATAACCAGTAATGATAGCCGACGGAATAACCATCGTGTAACCACCCTTCGAAACCAACTTCAAGCCAATATACTCACCGCTGTTTGATACGTTAATCAAGCGAGTGTGAGTCGTTGGATGCTCGACAGGCAAAGTAATCTGGAACGAACCGTTCACGCGCTTGGTAGTCGTAAAGGTGTACATCTTACCGTTGTCATTCAAGAACGGACCGGCATCTACCTGTTGCGTCTGCAACGAAGCTTGCCACTGAGAAACGAATTTTACGTTATCATAACCCGAAGTCGTTGGGTTATACAGTTTGAGGTAGCCCTCAATACCTTTTACAATAGCCATGTTTTTTGTTACTCCTAAACTAATTTTTTGGTGTTATAAACGTCTCGACTCCTACAGCAGAAGTGTATATAGGAATATTATTTAATCTTTCTACTGGGAAAGAGTACGTTTTATAGGGATAGAATTGTACATCATACGGAATAGTTATATGCGGTATTCCGGAAACAGTGTACGTATTATTAAAATAATTTGAAATTTCAGAAAGCGTGTCAATAGATCCAGAGTAAGTCGTTGAAACTGATCTCATAGTTACTAATCCTTTCCACGCACTCATGTTTAGCAGACCGTAAGCCGCACCAAACGAGCTGTCTGACTGATATACTAGGTAAGGGTAAACAGGCTCTGGAGGCGCGACATTGTAGTAAACTCTACCGCCATATTGATTAGGCATCTGCGTTATAGCTCTAGCAATAATTCGCCAGATGTTTGGGTAGATAGCATTAACAATCATAAGCGCTCCTTAAATTATCCTATCTACTACTGTCTTTAAATATTTGTCAATTTTAAAATCTAGACCACGATCAAAAGAATCAAACACATCGTTTTGAACTTTAGTAATAAGTTGTATAAACATATCTTCTACTTCAGGTAATTCTTTTTCTTGAAATGCTTTGTGTACTGCTTTTTCGACTAACGCGTCTAACGAACCGGCATCCATTTTATTGTTTTTTATTGTAAGTGAAAGCTCGTTAGCTACTTTAAATAATTGTAAAAGAGCATTATCAATAAGCGCGACTTTTAACGGATTTTCAAAAGTATCTATTAACTCAAGACCAGTTTGTTCTTTAACTGCGTAATTTATTACTTTAAATCGAGAAACTCTTTTACGGTAAATATCGTTGTTTACTGCGTCTTGCGCTCTTGGATTTCTGTTGAGCATTCTCAGCTCTTCATCTAAATCAACATTGTTTAACTTTTCAAAATACTCTTCAACATTTCTAACTACTAGATTTTTAATTACGCGGCCTATTAAATTAGGAATTCTTTTTTGAAGTTCGATATGATTTTGAATTTCTTTAATAACGTCGGTCATTTTCTCTTTTCTACTCTCACGATAAAAGCACCCATCAATGAGTGCTTTACCGGAACATCTATTACGTCGTAAACAACACTGTTATAGACTATTTTATCTTTAGTAGTTATTGAAGTTGCGTAAGGTAATTGAAAACCTAAGTTTGTTTGATTAGTTATTAATTGAAGACTTTCGTCTTGAGAAGAATAATCGGCGCTAACTTTTGCAGACTTATTAATAATTCTGCAGGGAGTAGGACCGGAATTAGTAAAAGACTCAGTATACTCGCCGTCAACAGCTGCGTAACCGTTGTGTGTTCTAATTACGCAGCTGTCAGTAAGCCATAACTCGGACTGCTGACGAATAAACAAAGCTTGATTAGTTATCGACATCCTTTACCGCCTTGATTCGAGCTTCAACAGCTTGAATCTTTTTAAAAGATTTATTACTGGCAGTAGCGGCATCTAAAATTCTTTGAAGCGTATCTTCTGAAGTGAACTTATTAAGCTCTTGAGTAAAGTCGGCCAAAGATCTAATCTCCACAATTGCGCTAACTTGTGCATCTGTAAGAAAATTAGCAGTGTCACCAGCGTCTGCATCGACGCCTGTGTACTCTTTCAACAATCCTTTACTAAGTAGATTTTTATTAAGTCTTCTAAAAAGAGCGTCTTCCTGTTCTGAGTAAATCTCAATAACTTCGTTTTCGTAATTAAACTTAGCTCTAGTCTTGGTCTCGTAGTTAAAATCCTCTTCGCTGGTTGAGAGCGTCCACCCAACTTGAACTCTTGAGTCAAAAGGATCAGCGCGCAGACCTGCCACAATGTTAGTAGGTACTTTAGCGTATCGCTTGTATACTTCATGAGATTTAGTAGGGTAAATGTTGTTTCTGGCCATAAATTAGTCATCCTTTACTTATACAATTTTAAAGATACCGATATTCTCAGGCATATCGACTACCATACCATACTGCATGTATGCGTGAAGCACGTAGTCAGGTGGTTGAATGGTGTTATCAACATGCTCTTGGAAAGTAGTGTCACCGTACATCAAAATCTCACCGGCGTTCTCACCGACAAGAGTAATCTTGTCTTCTGGAATCAACGGCTGACGAAGATTTGGAAGTTGGTTAGCAAAGACCTGAGGTAGCTCAATCACTGGGACACCCTTGTAGGCAGTCACGCGATTCGTGTTCAAGTACTCCATCAACTTGTCACTGATTGGGTAAGCAATTGAACCGCCGCTGACGTAAGCGTACTCGCGCCAACCGGCAAACTCATAGAGAGGCCGCAAAGCACGGCGCGTGCCAATAATAGCACGAACATTACCAGCAGTATACATAATATTTTCAATCAACTCATCGAGAGCGTTAGCGGTAATAGCGGCACCCTCAACGTAATGTGACGGAGTATTAACGTCATTCCAAACTGACGAGATAAGGTTAAACACGCGAGTAACCAAGTGATCAGTCAAATCAAGCTGAAGTTGCTGACGCATCATGTTTACCGTAATGTGCGAGCCCTCTTGAACGTTCCAAAGACTCTCGCGCACGCCGCCGATAAGGCGGTCGAACACGTATGAGTGGTAGTCCTGCACAGTAGTTGGCTGTGAAACCAAGTGAGCAGTTCCCGGAACCATTGACTGAACTGAGTACTTGCCACGACGAACACGCTTGATGTTAACGTCGTTCAAGCTGGCCTGACGGACAGGCATAAAAGCTGAGAACAAATCGAGACCAATGTGGTTTGGCTCAACCATCTGAATCAACAACTCGGCGAAAGCGCTCTTACCACCCGGAGCGTTACCAGCAGTCTTTGCGACCTCGGCAATAGCTTTATACAATTCTTTATTATCCATTATCTATTATACTCCTAGTGCATCATAATGTAAAGAATACCGGTATCGGGCTGGTATCTTTCGACGGTGGCAAAGGCGTGGTTATCGTTGTTGGTGTGGGTCAAAAGACCTGAAGCACCCACAGCGACCTTGGCACCGGGTACGCGAATATCCGCGCTGTCAACAAAACATCCCTCGGTCACACCAATCTTACCGTGGTGCAGAGCAATAAGCTCGCCTGAGTAAGCAATTGGCTCTTTCCACATCGAGCGTGGGACCAAGTACATTTTCTTATCAAAAATGGGATCACCGTACAAACCGGCATCATTCAAGTTGTAGTTTCGAACTGCTGGAACGGTATACATATCCTCGTAGGTAGGACGTGGAAAATTGTCAGGTGGGAAGAATGCAATAAACACCCCATAACGCTGATTTGAAGTAGCGTACGTGACGTTTGGCAAATCATTACGCACACCTGAAGCACCGACAGTAACGGCGCGGCCTTCAACAATCGTGATAGCGGCGACACCCTGACGGCTCATTTGAGTGGTTACAATAACGGCCATTTAGTTATCCTCTTTTAAGTAGTTTTTTAAATTTAGCGGCAAGGTCAGATACGTTAAAACTTACCTCTGCCGATGATTGGTTTGCTTCATTAATGTTTAACGCCATCCAGTAAGCTTGAGCTTCCTCAGCAGTCTCAAAGCACTGCATTGGTTTTTCGTCACCTCGCCGGTAAACACAAAAATTAAAGACTCTCTGCTCTTCTCGAATGTCGTACATTATGCTCCCTCTTTCAAGGCCTTCTTAAGTTTCTCAGCAAGGAGCTTAGGATTAACCGGACTCGCACTCGAAGTGGGCTCAGGAATAACAGGCTCTTTTTGCTCTGAACTTGACTTAGCTGGTTGCGTTTTTTGAAGATCAGCCACAAGCTTTTCAAGAACGGCGTCTTCAAACGAAAGGTAAAACTCAATTTTTTCGACCAACTCACTCTCCGAAAAGAAAGCGGCAATTTTTGATTTTACTTCATTCCGCCGCGCTTCGGCTTTTGACCGCCGCTCGGCTTCTTCATAGGTTTCGATTTTCCCCCGTAACTCATCTACAATCGCCTCCTTTTCAGCCATGGCAGCTTTAAGCTGCTCAATTTCTTTTTGTAATTCTTCCATAATTTCTTTTTCCTTTTGTTCTGCAACAGAAAGAAGCGGAGTTCGATTACCATAAGCTGGATTATCAACAATACAAGTACCAGCAAATGTTATGTCTTTGAGCCATCGTACTCCATCAATCTCATCAGCCGCGGTGTAATAAACTTCCCAAGAAGTACCTATAAACTTGCCCTCTGATGCTTGAGATTTAAGTAAATCGTACACTGCTGGATATTCATCTTTCCAGATAAACGCTCTAGCTTTAATAACGTCTTTACCGTCGTACTGATCTACAAAAGCTTCTACAATAGAACCAACAGGATGTGCTCCTGTATGACCACCGTAAGAGCTTTCAGAAGCTGCAATTTTAATTGGTGTATGCTTTGAAGTTTTGATAATATTTTCGATTTCTGATTTAGGGATGCCTTCGCCGTTTTTATTAGGCTCGAAGTCAGTAAGTACTACTTCTAACTCTTTAATAAACGGATTAGAGTTTACAACTTCGGCTAGGCGAAAACCACCTCTCATAGATGCCGAACTTTTTTTGTCAGCTGCGTCCATTTGTCTTACTATTCTAGCAAACCAAGCTCTTCCAGCAGCGCCACCCCACAAGAGCCACGAGACCCAAGCAGGAGAGTCTTTAGGCGCACGCGCAAATCGAGCGTTTCTGCCAAAAAACCGATTACCCATTCGTGCTCTTGCCGGACTCACTGGTTCGCCTCTTGTGTACTTACGTGCCCACAGAACAGTGGCAGATTCTAAACCGCTACCGCTTAATCCTTTTTCATGCAGAGCTAAACCGCGTTTTGCCGCTGATTTAACTCCTGCAGGTGGGGAAAAGCTAATACCGCTATATTTACCAGCTGCGCTTGATTCTAGAGTTTCCTCCTCATCTTCATTTAATTCTTCAGGATAGAACGGAGACTCAAAATCTTGTAGACCCAAATCTTCATTCTCAATCACCCAAAATTTACAAATAGCCTCAGGCTCAAGTACTCCGTCTACAATAGAGCATGACTTGCTATCTTTTGCGTAAAAAGCACAGTTAGCGCAAATAAGGCCTTCGGCTTTAAACGGATTCAAGCTAGCAGGAGTATAGTGCGAACCTTCGCTATCAATGCCCCAGCCAAACTTACCGTGGTCTTTTACTATTTCTAAAAGATCTTCAACAAGCTCTTCTTGTCTCGGAGATAGATACTCTTCTTCTTCCATTAACTACCTCGCGTAATATGCAGCTCAAAAACACCTGCAACCGATTCTAAAGGATCAATCTCTACAATAATACCGTTAAACGGCGACATTAACGCGGGTATGGAGTAAATGCTTACCCCAGAGTAAGTGCCGTTAGCAATAAACGCGTATCTAATATCTTTTTGCAAAGAATAAGTTCCTAAAGAAATGTCAGCCTCAACAGCGCCTATGTCTGCATAAAAAGTAATGTTTGAGTCTGCGTCAGTTTTAAAAGAAACTGACAAAGACCTCCAGCCTTCTCTAATCATCGGAATATAAAAAAACCGATTGTTTGTTCTTGATGTGTCAAATACACTTCCGCTAACTGTTACAGGAGCTAGGTTATTTCGATCAAATGAATCTTCTACAAAATAAATATCATCGTAACCAGTAGCTAAAGAATAAACAATTTCGTTTACTCTGCCATCACCGGCTGTTTTAAGTCCTCCTTTTTGTGTAAGCCTTAAAACACTAACTTCGTTATTAATTAGCTCGCTGTTAGAATTAAGAAGTGTTTCTGTGTAATGAACACCAGCTACAGGAACAACTGAATCAGAAGAATTAAAGTTTTTTGTAAAAGTACTTGTGTCAGCTATGCTTATTGGAACAGGGTTGTCTATACTACCTAATGCGTTTCCATCAGGATCAGTAATAACAAACTGTTGATAGTGAACAGTTGCATCGTTTTCTAAAACTTCTACACTTCCCAATGTAGTAGCGGATGTTGAAGGAATTGAAATTGGCATAATACCTCCTTATACCATCTATACTTCACTATTATTTTTTGTCAATTTTATTTTATTGATTATACTTCTAACGCTTTCGCGAGATACATCTAAGCCAGCGGCATTACACAACTTTGTTAATTGACGAACAGATAAATTACTTGAGTAAATAGAGCGCACGTACGCTTCAATTAAGTCAATTTTTCTTGGTCTTCCTCTAGGCCTAGAACTTCCCCAAAAAGCAGAGCTACGCTTAGATACCTGAGAAACATCATAGTTAGCAGATTCAATTTTAGTTATTCGCCGTTGGTATTTTTCTAAATCAACAAATTCTTTAAACCAAACTTCGTTTTTATACGGATTATATAAACTACGGCAAACCCTACAAAGAAAATCTTGTGACTGCCGTCTTTCATCACAAAACAAACATTTTACATACCTCATTACTAAACCGCCGACAAATTAATTTAGGCATTATTACCCACTTAAATAATAGCACAAACTGAGCTAAAGTGCAAATACTAATGCAATTCTAATGAAATTTTAATACTAAAGGCAGTATATTATATGTATAATGAAAACACAAAAAAAAAAAAAAAAAAAAAAAAAAAAAAAAAAAAAAGAAAATTTTATTTATTAAAAAAAAAAAAAAACACACAAAAAAAAAAAAAAAAAAAAAAAAAAAAAAAAAAAAAAAAAAAAAAAAAAAAAAAAAAAAAAAGAATATTTAATATATATATAATAAATAATAATAATTAATATTAATATATATATATATATAAGCGCAAAAATTTTTTTTTGTTTGACAAAGCCACTTGTTTCGATTAAAATACAAGTGGGTTTATTTTTATTGGAGGTTAGCGATGGAAGAAGAGCAGAAACAAGGGCAACAAGAAGCTCAGTTTACGTGGGATGTTTATCAAGGTTTTGTTCAAAGCACTAAGCAGTATTCAGATCAATTTAGACTGATGTACCCTGTTTTAGGTTTAGCTAGCGAAGCTGGAGAAGTTGCCGGTAAGGTTAAAAAGATTCTCCGTGATAAAGATGGCCAAATCGGTGACGAAGAAGTCAGAAAGATTGTAGACGAGCTTTCAGACGTTCTTTGGTATGTCACTTGTGTTGCCGATGATCTAAACGTTCCGCTTGAAGTAGTGGCCAGAGTAAACGTTCAGAAACTCTCGGATCGCATGGAACGTAGTAAGATTAAGGGTGATGGGGATAACAGATAATGAAATTTACCGTACTCGAATGGGAGTACGTTGAGGATGCCGGGTTCCTTATAAAGTTTACTGTGGCTTCTAATAAAGAAGACAGAGCTGAAGTTTATACGGTCCCGGTTTCTTATAAAGGCGAAGATCCTCAACTATTCATGATGACTGTCCGTAATCACATGATTGCACAGGTCGTCAAAACAGATAACTTAAAAGCCGCTAAGCGTCTACTAAGCGGTTTTACTTTTACAGAACCAGTAATACACTATCACGAAGAAGTAGGAGACAATAATGTACATTAGTCAAGAATTTTTAAGCAAGTACCCAAACAACCCACAGTGGCCGAGTTTGCTCGGTCAGTTTGTTTACTTGCGTACATACAGCCGTTTTATTCCCGAATTGAATCGCCGAGAACACTGGAAGGAAACTGTACACCGCGTCGTAGAGTACAGCATTGGTCTCGACACGATTACTGAGCGTGCTAAGCTTGTTCAGGAAGCTGAAGAGCTTTTTGATGCTATGTTTAATTTGAAAGTATTTCCAGCAGGTCGAACGCTTTGGACAGGCGGTACGGAGGCTGCTAAGAAGTACCCAATGAGCAACTTCAATTGTTCATTTACAATCGTTGACAGCTTTGATGCTTTTTTCGACGCGTTCTATCTTATGATGCTGGGGACTGGTGTTGGATTCCGCGTTCTTCCTGAGGACGTAGCCAAGCTGCCGAAGATTAAGCGCGGCGTGAACTTGTTCATTGAGCCGTATAGCCCAGTTCATCCATCGTGGCGCACAGACACTACGAGCATTGAGCGTGTGTCTGAAATCGAAGCATCAATTGTAATTGGTGACTCTAAAGAAGGCTGGGTAGACGGACTTAAATACCTCATGCACTGTTTTACTGACGGTATTACCGATGTAAGCATCAATTTTGATAACGTTCGCCCTGCTGGTGAGCCGCTTAAAACCTTCGGCGGTCGCGCCTCAGGCCCTCAAGCGCTTATGAACATGTATACCAAGATTGTTGATATTCTTAATAGCGGCGACGTGTACAATGACAGCATTTCCACACTCGAGGCTATGGACATCATGAACCTTATTGGAGAGGCTGTTGTGGTTGGCGGTGTTCGTCGTTCATCGGAGATTACCCTCTTCGATATTAACGACAAGTCAGTCATGGATGCTAAACTTGGTTTGTGGACCGATGAGTCAAAGAAAGACAAGCGTCACCGCTCGATGTCAAACAACTCAGTTTACTTTACGCAAAAACCAACGCGTGAGCAATTGCACGACATTTTCAATCGTGTAATGGACAACGGCGAGCCCGGTTTTATCAACGCAGAGGCTGCTGCGGCGCGTCGTAAATGGTATGCAGGTACTAATCCCTGTGCCGAGATTTTGCTCGCTGACAACGGCGTATGTAATCTTTCTGAAGTTAACGTCAACGCGTTTATTGAGCCGTACGGCGACTCAATTCGATTTGATTTTAGCGGTTTTATGAATGCTATTCGTTTGGCTACTCGAATCGGCGTTCGTATGGCTACACTTGAGCTCGAGCTTCCTCATTGGAATCGTGTACAGGCTCGTGATCGTTTGACAGGCGTCAGTTTGACCGGCTACGTTCAAGCGATGGACGCGCTTGAGTATGACACTACAAAAGAAACATGGGAGCTTAAGAACTTGCTTGTTCGCGCAAACATGGAAGCTAACCAAGAGGCCGTTAACTACGCAGTAGATTTGCGTATTCCTCCTCCATTGTTGGTTACGTGTGTTAAGCCCTCGGGCACGATTGCACAGCTTCCAACAGTAAGCTCGGGAGCACACGCTTCGTTTGCTCCTTATTACATCCGTCGTGTTCGTATCTCGAGCACTGATCCACTGGCCAAAGCTATGCGCGCCGCTGGGTTTCCAATTTACCCAGAAGCCAACTGGGCTATGCCTAGCGACTACGACGCTATGAATGACGAGCAGAAGGACGAAGTCCTTAAGAACGCATTGACGTGGGTAATTGAGTTTCCAATCAAAACTAGCGCTCACCAAGCTAGCTCGGAAGAAACTGCAGTTGCTCAGCTTTCTCGGTATTTTATTTTGCAGAAGTACTGGACCGACCACAACACGTCAATTACTGTAAGCTTTAGTCCTGAGGAAGTCAGCGATATTATTGAATACTTGCTGCTTAACTGGGATGACTACATCGGTGTTTCGTTTCTTCCCAAGAGCGGCGGCTCATATCCGCTCATGCCGTATGAGCAAATTGATGAGGTTGAATACAATCGACGTAGTCAATTAATTGCTCACGTTAACGAGCAAAACATTTCATCTCTTCTTGAAATGTTTGAAGGTGTTTCTCTGGTTGATGAAGCACTCGATGCCGACTGTGAAGGTGGTGCTTGTCCAATTCGATGACAAATTAATTAGGTCAAGAGTAGGAATGCTAGCACTTTCGCTAGTGTTTCTACTCTTTTTGGAGGATTCATGACAAAAAGTCCAAGGTTTAGAGAGATTTTGCTTGATTATTCGAATAAGTACGACTTAGAAACGCTATCTTCTCCGAACGATAAGGCCAACTTAGAAATGCTTATCAATAATCAAGTAATTATTGAAAGCATCCAAGCAAAATTACAAGAGTTAACTGAAGAGGACCCTGTTAGTAATATAGACATTATTCAAAGACTAGGGTCATCGCTTAAGGACATTATCGAAAGAAATCTTCAGCTTGAGCGTGCCCTCGCACTAGACAGAAAAACTAGAAATTCTTCTGCTACTGAGTCTGTTGCAGATTACATTGTTACTCTAAAACAAGTTGCTCAGGAGTTTATTGAGAAACGACTAGTAAAGCTGTATTGCCCAAGTTGTCAAATACTTCTTGCAAGATTCTCAATTGTTCATGATCATAGTCCGTTTGAACTAAAAGTAAAATGTAACCAATGTAACAACGACGTAATATCTGCTAGAGAAGAGCGAGATATTTTCTTTGATATCAAGGATTCAAACTGGCGTAAAAAGTATAAGTATAGCGTCAAGAGGCCTAAAGAAACAAGCGCTCCTGATGAAACAGACATCGAAGATGACTTAATACTTGGCGAGGAGGAAGAGGATGCTGAGAGCTAAAATAGAAGACTCAGAGCTCGCTCTTATAGAAATTCTTGAAGACCCTATTTGGCTTAACGAGTTTCTTAGATCTACTAACCAAGGAGACATGAATAAAAATAATTGGCCCCCTGAAGAATTTACGTTTAGGCCGTACCAAAAAGAAATTTTAAGCGATAGAAGTAGACACATTGTAGTTACTGGTGGTCGTGCTATCGGCAAATGTCAGCCGGTTACTTCTCGTATTTTTACAAGCGAGGGCTACAAAACAATACATCAGCTTTTGCAAAAACCTTCTTTTGTTACGTATGGTTACTCCGTTGACGGAGAGCTTACTCAGCGCAGAGCTTTTTTAAGAAAAGATAAATGGAAAAGACCGCACACAATTACTACTAAAAACGGTAATGTTCTAAAAGCAACTGATGTTCATCCAGTACTAACTCCTAAAGGATTTATACTTATGGGAGACTTAGTAATTGGGGATCTTGTAGCGGTCATGAACAGGTTGCCCACAGATCACTGTGTGTATAACACTCTAAGCTGGGCCGAGCTCAGAATTCTCGGCTACCTTGCAACAGGTAGTATTTATCTAAAGCCTAGCGCTGCTATTGTTCCTAAGTACAAAAAAGTTGATATAGAGCTTCAGGAAATAGCGCGACAGCTTTTTCTGACATACAGAAAAGACGCCACTGGTAAAGTTTTTTTAGAAAGACTGAAAGCAGGAGGTGTCAGGCACTATATTAATCAACTTAAAATTGAACTTGGTGCATTCGGAAAAGATTACCGCCGCGTGCTGAAGCTAGACTGGCTTAAAACGCAAAAGTTAGACAACATTAGAACTTTTCTCGAGGCTGCTTACGCTCAGCACGGAGACTTGTCAATTGACAACGTTAAGATTAAACTGTTCAACCGTCGTTATGTTCAAGACTGGCAGGAGCTTCTACTTTACTTTGGTGTAAAAACAAAAGCTTATAAAGTCGCGGATAAAGCGGACGAGCATCACCGCTTTGACATTGACGACTCTCAATGGATTGTTGAAACACTAGACAGAGATGCGGCTTACAAGTTTTGGCATCAGTTTAAAGTACCCGGTGTTTCCGCATCTGTTAGAGAAAAGCCTATGGAAGTAGAGTGGATTTCGTGGGAGCCTGTAGTAGACAAGAAGATTGGTAATTATGAGTTAACGTACTCGGTTCATGTTTACAAAGATGAAACTTACATAAGCGAGAACATTATGGTGCATAACTCGGTAATTATTGAGGATGCACTTACGTATCAAATTGTAAACTCGAATATTGAGTTTCCAAGAACTCCGGAGCAACTCCTAGTAACACCAAACACAAATCAGCTAACTCCTATCTTAGACCGAATGATTTTAAAGTTTACGACGTCTCCGCTGCTAAAAGACTTTTTGAACAACAATGTAAATCGCTCCAAAGGAACTATGGACTTTAAGTTTGGGGCCAGACAGCATCGTTTGTATGCGCGTATTGCAGGTAGCAGAGAAGCCAATAACTTAGTAGGTTTGCACATTCCTAAAGTGGCTGGTGATGAGTTTCAGTTGTTTCCAATGACGGCGTTTAACCAGCTTCAGCCAACTATTAATACGTGGGAGCCTAAAGTACAAGAAATGTACTTTGGCGTACCGAACGGTATGCGAAATACTGCGCTTTACGTACTTGATGCAAAAACGCCTAAATTTAAAAAATACCGAATACCTGCTCCAAACAATCCTTTTTTTACAAAAGCTGATTGGGACGATGCGATTCAAAAGTTTGGCGGTGAGTCTGAAGATATTTTTCAGCAACTTGTGTTAGGTAAACACGGTAGTCCAAGTTTTCAAGTTATTTCACGCGATCAAATGCAGTTGTTGCCGACTGACTTTTACTCGTACAAATATACGCAGTCTGAAAAAGAAAAAGGACGTTCGTTTAGAGAGTCTCTACCAATAGTTAAGCTTTCTAATGCCGACGCTATTTACTTTGCAATAGACACAGGCTTTTCCGATCCCACGATTATTCAAGTGTTTGTACTTTCGAACAACACTTGGTATTGTGCTGTGAGATACAGAGTTCAAAGAATTGATTATCCAGAGCAGGAACAAATCATTGATTATTTAGCAAGAGGCTATAACGTGCAAAGAATAGCTATTGATATTGGTGCTGGTGGCGGTGGTGCAGGTATTGTTCAAAGTTTGACTACTCGTCCCGATTTCGCTTCAGGCCAATACAAGTCTAAAATAATTAGCGTTCAGTTTAATGAAAAGATTCCTGTCGGGAGTGTTAAAGAAGGAGAGGTTGTAACTGAATCATTTAAAGCATGGGCAACTAGTGAGCTTGTTCGAAGAGTGTACGAAAAGTCTTTGGTATTTTCAGAAATAGACGCTGAAGGCGTATCACAACTTGAAAGAATTGCACGTCAGAGAAGAACCTCAGGACACATGCACTACTTTATTGTGTCTCCTAGAGGACACGGAGAATCCACCGATGACCACATATATGCTAGCTACTTGTGTTTTATCGCGGCTTTGAGAGAGCCAGTACTAGAACAAAAATCAGCCTCGCTTGCTAGAGCGACGGCTAAATACACTACGAGGTGATTATGAGCGAGAATCGCGGAATCACAAAAAAAGCTGTAGCCGGTTATGCGCCTAACCCAATCTACACTTATAACATCCATACAGTTGGCTATTATGACCCAACTCAGGCTCCTTTTGACAATACAAAAGAGTACACATACCACGAGGTTGTTAAATACTGCCGTTTGTTTTTTAAACGAGACTCTATTGTCAGAACTGTTATTAACAGAATGGTTAATCTGGCTGTTACTAAAATCAGAAACCAGAAATCAAAACAAGAAGACCCCAATGTTAAGTATTACGACGCAGTACTAGAGCGTATTAAGCCGTACTTAAAACACATGGCTACTGAGTATTTAGTTACTGGGTTAGTAGTTCCGGCAATTACTTACAAAACAGTAATGATGAACCGGTTAGATCCTTCTTTAGGGCGCAAAAGAGTAGAGATTCCTGACGAATTGTGGGTTAGAAATCCAGCTAATATTAAACTTAGACGAAGGCCGGTTGGTTTAAAACGAGCTGTCTATTTGGAAATACCACAAGACGAAATTAACTTTATAAACAGCAAAGGAAAAAGAAACGACGGTACCGACGACACGGCCGCGTACAGAGAGCTTGTTCGACAATCTCCGGCGTATGTGAAGGCAGTGCAAGCTGGTCAGCGCATCTTTCCTTTAGATAATGCAAATCCTATTTACGGTCAGATGACAGCAGACGCAGACTATCCAATGCCGTTTATGCAAAACGCACTTGTTTCAATGCAACACAAAGAGTACTTAAAACTAATGGACCGCACTATTGTTTCTAGATCTATTGAGATGATTAGACAAGTAAAAGTAGGCAGTGATAATTTTCCAGCTACTGACGATGATATTGATGCAACACAGAAAGCAATTGCTGACGCAGCTGCAAGCGGCGATCGAATTTTTAACTTGTTTACTAATCATACAGTAGATATTCAGTGGATTCTTCCTCCGCTCGATGCACTTCTAAATGAAATTAAGTACGTAGAACCTAATGCCGATATTTTCATGGCATTAGGTTTTCCAAGAATTCTCACTGTAGGCGAGTCCCTTAGAAGCAACTCATCTGATAGTAGAATAGCCGCGCTTGGTCCAATGGCAACTCTTACCGAACTTCGAGAAAAATTACTTGAGTGGATTGAGTGGTTGTACGAAGACTTAGCGAATCGAAACAATTTCTCGTCTTGGCCAACTCCATACTTCAGTCCAGTACAATTCCAAGACATGACCGCTTTGACTCAATTTGCAATCCAAGCTCAACAAGCAGGTGCAATTAGCAAAGACGTAATTGCTCAGATGTACGGTTCTACCTATGAAGAAGAGTTAGAAAAAATTAGTTTTGAGGTAAACGAAAATGACACAAATCAACCAAGATCCGAGACACCAGAAGAATCTGAAGCTCAAACCGGGGCAGGGGTATAGTCTTAGAAGTGGTTCTGAGCCTTACAAATCATTTGTTGTACACACGACAAATGGAGCAGCTGGTACTGCATCCTCCGCAGAACTTAACTTTTTGGTTAATTCTCAGAATGTCTCGGCTCATTATTTGATAGGAAAAGATGGAGTTATCTATCAAATACTAGATCCTAAATACTTTGTCGCGTGGCACGCTGGCGAAGTATCTAACTCAAAGTACTCAAACTTCTACTCAATTGGAGTAGAAGTTCATTTTACGCCAAAAGAAGCGCTCTGGCGCGGTGAAATGTGGGCCGGCCTTACAAGACTCGCCCGTGTCTATCCAGAATTAGAGTTTGTTACGCACCGATTTATTGCTCGACCCAGAGGAAGAAAAATAGACCCATCGGGTGTCACTGATCCGCAGTTTACTAACTGGCAAACTTCTTTTAGAAATCCGCATAAGTTAGCTACACTTACTGTAAACACAAACCTTCGCGCCGAACCTAACTTTGGTAACAACATAATTCAAGTTTTACCTAAGGGCTTGACTGTTGTAGTTTCTGCAGAGCCTGTAACCGGTGCGGTTTACAATAACAATCAAATGTGGTATTATTGTAATTGGCTAGGCTATGTGCACGCATCGCTTATTGAGATAAGAGGTGACGTATGACACAAGACTCAATGTGGCCAGCTATTGTAAGTTCTTTAGCAACTCTTTTAATTGCTTGGTTTGGCTTTAGAAAAAGTCAGCAAGACTCTGAAGAAAAATTTCAACAAAGTCTGCTAGCTCGTATTGAAACTCTTGAACACGATAACGAAGCTTTAAGAAAAAGAAACGAGCAGCTTTTACAAGACAACGTAGAAGAAAAGAAGCGACAATTTGAACTAGAGCAAAAAATTCTAGTTCTAGAAAGGATTGTAAATGAACTTACTCACAAAATAAAACAAATGGAGGCAGAACGTGGACCTTAAGAGCGCCGAGTTGGTTTATCAAATGTTGATGGGTTTAGTAATTCCTATCATGGTTTCAAATTTAAAAAAGGCTAGTTGGCCAAGTCAGTACAAGTTTGCTCTTGTTTTTGCGATGTCTTTGGTAGCTGCGGCTATTATTCCAACAGCCCAGTTTATTTCTGGCGGTGATTTTAGCGCACCTGCGTTGCTTGAGTCGCTTACTTTGATTTTTACAACAAGTCAAGTTGTGTACCGTACTGTGCTTAAAAGCATGAGCTACGAAGATACACTAAACCCTCAGTCCGCGGTACTCAGTCTTGTAAAAGAGCAAGTCGCACGTTACTTAGAAGAACTTGATACTGAGTCAGCCAAGGCTATTCTGGATCCCAAGTCACCGCACACACTCGCAGTAGACATTAAAGAAGTTATTAAGGAGTAAGTATGGCAATTGATCTCAAGGTCTATAGCTACTTAGAACAGCCTTCAGCGCTGTTTCGGGAGTACGCTAACAGCACAGATAAAGAAACTGTTCACAAGTATGGATTAGTTTATGACAAGCTTTTGTATAAAAAAGAGCTGAGAACAATTGTTGAAGTCGGCGTACTTTGGGGAGGTTCTGTTTTGTCGTGGGCGCGTGCTTACCCAAATACTAATGTCTACGGAATTGACGTAGACATTACAAAAGCAACGTCTGACTTAAATCAGTATTTTAGTAAAAATGTTACTCTTCTTAAAGGAGACGCATACAGTGGCAAAATTGCTAATTTATTTTCTTCGATTGATTTATTTGTTGACGACGGTCCGCATACCGTAGAGTCTCAAGTAGCGGCAATCAATCTTTATATGCCAAAAATGAGTAGCACTGGGTTGTTTATTATCGAAGACGTGCAATCTGCCGAAGATTGTCAAGTTTTTATGGATGCTCTTCCAGATAAACTTATTCCTTGTGCTACTGTATATGACCTTTCCGAAAAAACAGGCAGATACGACGACCGCTTGTTTGTTGTAGATATGAGCAATCTTATCGAGGAGTAAGTATGGTTGTACTAGACGTATATTTTGACGGCGGTACTAAACATGGAAGTTTTATCATTATCGAAAACGGTATGCTTGTAAAAAAAGTTACTTACGATATGATTGGAACTCCGGACAGCAATCAAGGAGAATTTACTGTTCTTCTGCGTGCTTTAAGACGCATTCATGCGGACTACAAGCCTGAAGAAACTGCTGTGCATTTGTACGGCGACAGCGAGCTTTTACGAATGTGCGTTGGTAATCTAGTTGACGGTAGATGGCAGGGAAAGCAAACCGACAAAGAGGTTTTAGACTACCTACGAGACCGAATTAGGGAAAGGCTTGAAAAGTTTTTTGCTTGGTCGTACAAACGAGTAAGTAGAAAACGAATTGAATCAATTCTTGGACATTAATTTGACAAAGGCCTCCTCTCTGTGCTATTCTTTGCTACAGAGAGGAGGCCTTTTTATGACTAACAAAGACAATTTGAAGAAGTGGGAAGTAATTAAACGCGACGGTACAACGTGTACTGTTAGCACTTACACAGAAGACGCTCAGGTTTTTAATGCCGATGGATCTCCGGCAAAACTTGTTTTCCCTAAGCCAGAGCCTAAAACTCGCAAGAAGAAACAAGAGTCTGAGTAGCTTTAGTAATTTTAGGAGACATGATGAATAGTTTTTTAATTTATGCACTTTTTGTCTGTGAGCTTTGCTATCCAATTAGCTTAAGTAATGAAGCACTTGCAGTAGCTGCGTGTGAGAGTGGGGACACCGTTACGCTGGGATCTCATCAGTGGTATGCTTTTAACGATAACACAGATGGGACTACCGACGGTGGGGCTTTTCAAATTAACGATTACTGGATTTGGAATCCAGATGATCGTTGGATGTTAGGCCCAATAGCAAAGAACATGGGTATTTCTTCGGATGAGTTTGTGCGTAATTGGCCATCGCCGTTAGCCGCTCCCCCATCAGTTCAGTACGTGGTTTTTGAGTATGTTTGGAACAATGGTTACGGTTGGAAGCACTGGAGTGCTTCGAAAAGTTGCTGGTCTAAGTGGATTAGTATTGATAAAAACGGAAGGGCTTATTTTAAACCTTAGGAGAGTCTACAATTGAATATACGTTATTGTATTCCAACATTAAATCAAGTTCAGTGGGTAGTCGATGAGCATTTAACAAGCATCGACTACTCGCTACTTAAAGGCGTTCACCTACATATAAGTGATTATGAAGAACAGCGATACAACGGTGGTTCTATTGGTAACTTTACCGACATTAAAAAAGTAAGCACTATTGTTGACTTTTCAGACGTACAGTTTGTAGTTTCCAGCACAGGTAACAATCTGGGCGTTGCTAACTCTTGGAACAAGTTTATCAAAGACGCAATAAAAGACGGATTTGACGCGGTAATTATAGCTAATGATGACATTAGATTGTACAGCAACGCTCTTTCTAGATTTGTAGAGACGATGCAGACCAACAAGTTTGTTCATTTTTCGGGACAGAACGCGTTTTGTTTTTTTGGAATGCACTTAAGTGTTCCGAAAGATATAGGCTTGTTCGATGAGAATTTCTGGCCCGCGTACTTTGAAGATAACGATTATTACAGAAGACTAGTTTTAAACGAAATACCAATTACTGCGGTAGAACCTCCATCGTTTTTTCACGCGCAGAGCGCGACGGTCGGGTTGTTTAACGCGGAGCGAAAACTTATGCACCTTCACAATTTTAGAAAAAACGCTGAGTATTACATTCGTAAGTGGGGAGGACTGCCTGATTATGAAACCTATACTGAACCCTTTGACGGTCAAGAAAACTATGGTGACGTTGCATATTAACATGGCTTTAGTTAATCAAGATGAGCTATTTCGTCTTCTTAGAAAGCTTGAGATAGAGCATAAGTCTGTAGCTTTTCACACTCTAGCCGGATCTACGTTGGTTTGGCAGTTAATTGTGGATAACTTTGACGAAGATTTCTGGATTAACGTGGCCAAAGGAAATGATTTTGAGTTGTACACACATCAGCTTGACAAGCATTGGTAACTCGTGTTATATTAATCAAGGATTGATTTTATATGGAGGTCCAAGATGGACGAGACCACAATGGAACTGCTTAAGAAGTTGTACGAAGTAACGCGGACAAAGAAGGAAGTGGAGAACGAAGAGAAAGATATTCGCGATCAGCTTGAGCGCCGGTTAAACAGTCGGTACCCTGATCAAGATCAAGTTTCTGTTCCGGGTGTTGCTACGATTACACGCGTGCCTGAAAAGTCAAGCCTGTCTTTTTCAAGCAAAGATGTGCTGACGTTCGCAAACGCGCTCAAGGCTTCGGGTAATCCAATTGGCGAGCAGTTGCTTACGTTGCAGAGTACGAGCTCACGAAAAGCTCATATTCGAATTGACTGGGACTAGTTGCATTTGTTTTTGGGTTGTGGTATACTTAGCTACAAGTTAATAATTTGGGTGGTTTCAGCACGCTACACAACATTTTGCCCATGTTAATCACGCCACCCAGTATTACGATTACGACAATTTAATAGTTTTGGATGGTTTCAGCACCACAGATTATAACAATATAGGGTTTGTTTATCAGCCATCCAGTTTATCTAGACTAGTTTCAGCAGTAAACTTGTACTTCAAATGCAAATCAACTACGCTAGTCTGTATAATTAGGTTAGATGCAGCAACTCAACAAATGCTTCATTTAACTTTCGGTTAAGCAAGACCGGATCTAACCTGAATTTATAAGGAGACCACGATGTTTGCAAACGCTGTTAAGAATCAATGGACAGTGACGGAAAACGGTATGAAGGCTCGCGTATCAAGCGCTTCGGCGTGCGTAGACCTTTTCTACAAGGGTGGTTCTAGCCGCGGTCAGGACATTGTTCCTGCTTTTGCGGCGGCTTTGGCGAGCAACGAAGACTTGGCGATGCGTATCGCTCTGTGGATTCGCGACGCTCGCGGTGGTGCCGGAGAGCGCGAAACGTTTCGTAACATTCTGCGTTATCTGGACAAAACAAACGTTGACTTGGCAATTGCTCTTATGGATCGTGTTCCTGAGCTTGGTCGCTGGGACGACATTTTAGTTGTCGAGTCACCGCGTGCGTGGGATTACGCCGTGAGTATGATTCGCACGGCACTTTTCAGAACGTCACACACTGCGTTGTGTGCTAAGTGGATGCCTCGTAAAGGCCCGATTGCTGTTAAGCTGACTAAGTCTTTAGCTTTGTCGCCAAAAACGTATCGTAAGCTTATTGTAGAGCATACTCGTGTTGTCGAGACACAGATGTGCAACAAACAGTGGTCTGAGATTAACTACGAGCATGTTCCTTCTGTAGCTGCGTCGCGCTACCGCAAAGCGTTTCATCGAAACGATGGCGAGCGTTACCGCGAGTACATTGGTAACTTGGTCAGCGGTTCCGCAAAGGTAAATGCAAGCGTTGTGTTTCCGCACGACGTAATCAAAAACCTTATTGGCGGTATGAGCTGGCAGTTGA